CTCTGTTGAAAAGCGTGGAGGAACCAACCATGATCTTTGGAATATTTCTGTTACGCTGGAAGAAGCATAATGTTTATAAATGATGAACTAAAGAACTTTTTACAAACATCTTCTGTAGTAAGAAGTCAGTCTGCTGTAATTGCAGAGTGGAACATGAATATTGCTGACAATATAAAGAAAATTGGAAACTATAGGTATCGTCCAACAGATGTAGTAGGTTCAAAGTATAGAAATATTGCTAGCGCATTTGATATTAATGACTCTGCAAACTATTACACTGGGGCAACAGATGCTGATATAACAGTCGACGGCGGATTTGATGACGTTAACGAGCCAATCTCATTTGTATCTAATAAAGATAAAGTAAAGATGATTTACTCATTAGAGGATTGTTTTAGAAAGTTTAGACCACGCTCTGGAATCAACAAGGCAAGTTTTTTAAACTCAAGATTTTTGCATAATACAAATATTGAAATGGCAAAAAGACCACGGTATTACATGGCAGATAAGAACGATCAGTTTAAGTACTGGACATCCTATAGAACTGAAGGTAATCTAGAACGTGGTATTGCAAATAAGTTAGTTAATGGATCACATTTTATTGAGGATGCAGCCCCTTATGTTGTTTATAATAATGCTGTACCAGCAAATAGAGTTGTTGTTAAGATGCAGACAAATGTTGGCAGTGTAGACCTAGGGCCATTTAAGGGTTTGTCTGGCTCAATTAATGATCCTCTATATGGAGATACAAACAAGACAACTCCAGTAAGTTGGAAGATTCAGTATCTAGATAATAACAACTGGATCGATATGGTTTCATTTAATAGGTCAAGCACAAGAAGAGATGGAACTGCCGTTATTAAGTCAGACGGATATGTTGAACTTGCCTATGGTCTTATTGTTCCAGAAAAATACAGAGACTATTTTATCAAAGCAGAAGAGTACAGCAATGTAAACTTCTTGCCAGAACAATCCTTACAAGGGTACGCATATCTAATTAAAGAAAATGATCTAGATATTGGAACGTATCATATTTGGTTTGATGGGGTATATCAAACTTTTACACCAACTTATGGTTGGTATCTAGAAGAAGAGACTGTTGGAAGACTAACCAACTTTGCAACAGATTTAACTTCTCCAATCAAGTACACAAACACAGTAAATAACTCTACCGCCTATAGAGAGTTTTCATACCTACAAGGTCTTCGTGTAGTTGTAGACACAATGAACAAGGCAGATGCAACTTTTGATCTTATTGAACTATCCCCAAGACTCTGTGTTGACTTATCTGATAAGGTGTCTGATTTTTCTGTTACTAAAACTGCAGGGGATGTAGGGTCCAATGGACTTCCAGTAGGACAGTTATTAGCATCAACAGGAAGCCTTTCTATATTTGACTATGACTCAGCCTTTAATGAAAACAATACGGATAGTATTATCTCAAAGTACGTTACTAATAACATACAGATTAAGTTCTACGACATCATAGTTAATGTTGATGGCTATGATTATTTTGTTCCAATTAAGACTATGTACTCAGAAGGATTCCCTCAAATTAGTGCAGCAAATAAAACAGTTCAACTTAGCCTAAGAGACATGTTCTTCTATCTAGAATCTTTAACTGCTCCACAAATGTTAGTCACAAGCGCCTCACTAAGTTATGCCGTTTCTTTGTTACTAGACTCAATTGGTTTTTCAAATTATGTATTTAAGAGAACAGCAAAAGAAGATGAGTTAATTATTCCATTTTTCTATGTTGCTCCAGAAAAGAGTATTGCTGAGGTTCTTAACGACCTAGCAGTTTCAAGCCAGACAGCCATGTTCTTTGACGAATATAATAACTTTGTAATGATGAGCAAGAAGTATGTTATGCCATCCGAGACTGATAGATCAGTTGACCTTACTTTGTATGGTTCAGACGATCAGCAAGATTCTGGGGTTAGAGAAAATGAGTCAACTGCAACAAATATTGCAAACATATTAGAGGTTGCATCAGAAGACAAGACAGTGTTCAATGATGGTAAGATTACTTACACAACAAGATATATACAGAAAACTTTTGGGTCACTAAGACAGGCAAGCATGATTGATCAAGATAAGACCTGGATTTATAAGCCAGTACTGTTGTGGGAAGTTGTTGGTTCAGAAAACACTAAGTCTGTTAATGGTCAAGTATCTTCACAGTCCAGTTATGTACTAGGTGCAATTCCGCTCAATTCATCGCTATCAAGTAATGTACCAAGCGTAGTAAATAATGTTGTTATAAACAATACAATGGATCTTGGCGAAGGTGTTTACTGGCTTACCAGAAACTCTGGATATTTTTATGCAAACTCTGAAATTATTAAGTATGATGCTGTTCAATATAATGTCGGTGGAGTAGGAAATGTTTGGATATCTAGTGCACAAGAATATGAGAACTACTTCTCTAAGATAACTTTTAACGGAAAGATTTACCCAACTGGCTTGATTAGAATTTATGCTGAGCCAAACTACGAAGTTGTTGATGGTATATTTAAATATAAGAATGGTGCTGTTTCAAAGCATGGTAGAGGTCAGTTTGGAACATCGGTTGTAGCACATACTGCTGGAGTTAATCCATACTGGTCAGATAATGCTAATGTACGTGGTTGCGATATGGATGCCCAGTATCTTTTTAGCCTTAATAGTCAGTCAACTCAATCAACACCATACACAGTAGCAGCAGCAGGAGTAAGCAATGCCCTTGCACAAAAATCAACACGCAGTGGTATTATTAAAAACTTCTTGTCTAGCACCTATATGACTGAGACTGCAGTAAATAATTTAAAGTCTACACAGACTGGAACAATTCAATCTTCTGCCTTGATCCTGGAGGGGCCTGCATTTAGCACAACAGAGTCTCCAATTAACTTTTTGTCTTATGTCTATAAGCCACTAACAAATAAATTCAAGCACTTTGGAACAAGAATGCGTATTGTTGGAAAGATTGAAAACAATGAGACTCGTGGACAAACTCCAATTGGAACTGGAACGTACTATGTAGTTACTGGATCACAGCCAAATCAAAACATTAACGTGGGTGGTGGATCTGGTGGTTTAGCAGTAATGCTTAACCCAGAAACAAATAACGGATACTACTTTGAAATTGTAGCGCTTACCGAAAACAATATTAATGACTATACAAATGCTTCAGAAAACCTTCATAACATAATCTTTTATAAGATAGGTAAAGATCCATCTTCGGCAAAAGCAGTACCAATTAAACTATGGGGTGGACTATCAAACATTATTGTCGATGACGGAAAATTCACTGGTCAGTATCGCATGGTTGGCGAGCAAAATCCAACGGTATACGATCTAGCAGTAGAGTATCAGGACATAGGAAAGATCAGAAGATTCTACCTATACATAAACAATAAACTAATCACTAGTGTTGATGACACAAACCCATTGCCAATTTATAACAACATGGCATTGTTTACACGTGGAGCATCTAGATGTATGTTTGAAAATGTATACGCCTTAACAAATAACTATAGCCAAAACACTGTCTTTGCTCTTGATACACCAGTCATATCAGCAATTGAAGACTCTGAAATTAATGCTAATGAGTCATTTAGCAAGTATGCCATGAGTGGCATTGTTCAATCAACATTCTTGTCTGGCATAAGTCCTTCAGAGCCACCAAAATACAACATGTATTTTGAAGAGTTTGGAACAATCATGAGAGAGGCAGCATACTTTAATGTTCGCTATGACAAGGCTTACCCAGCAATTTATGCAAAGATGTCTCCAACCTTTAACAGAATTAAGGGTTATACAGTATCTGGATTTAAGGCTGGATCATATGGCGCTGAGTTCCTTATCTTTAATGCAACAGATACAGCATTGAGTTTGGATGAAACAACTGGAAACTATTTGAGAATTCAGGGTGTTACGTTTACTCAGCAATCTCAAAATGAACTGAGCGTAGATTCCTACTTCTCAAAGAATAGTAACTTTGCTAATACAGATTTAAATAATACTGCATTTATAAAGTCTCCATTAAAGTCATCTCAGGACTATGAAGATATTAAGGTAAGCAGATTAACTTATGGCAAAAAGGACTTCTCTCTTGATACGCCTTATATACAAACACAAGATGATGCAGAGAACTTAATGTCATGGGTAATCTCTAAAATATCAAAGCCACGCAAGTCTGTGGGAATCAAGGTCTTTAACTTACCAATTTTGCAACTTGGAGATATAGTTAACATACACTATAAGGATTCGGATGGAGTAGATCAGGTAACCCCAACAACTACAAGATTCTTAGTATATAATATAAACTACTCAAAGAGTCAAGGGGGATCAGACATGACTGTTTATCTTAGTGAGGTTTCATAATGGTTGATGCTAATCCAAATATACCCGTAGTAGTACCATCAAGTTCTAGCGATGGTGTAAAGATCGCAACCAAGGATATTGTACTTTATAATGATGAGTCTACCCCAATTGAGGTAATGACTGACCTAATCTTTGAAAATATTGGTGGTCAAGAGATTATTAATATTGCTAGAAATGATATTATTAATGGGCAATCAGTTATTTACCAGCCTATTAAAAATCTTACAAGCATCAACTTTCAGTATAATCCACAAAATATTTTGGGTCTACAAGATACCTCAGAAGAGTATTTCAAGAAGTTCCCAATCAAACTTGAGAACACAATCCCAAATGTTGGGACAGGTCCAAATGGTGAGACAGTATACATTGAAGAGTCTACTGGAAATCTTATCGTAAACGTTATTAATCTAAATAAAGATGAGCAAGTAGAGATTGAAATTTTAAATTCTGGATCAATCTTTAGTGATACAATATATGAGGTGAACTAAATGATAACTAATACTGGCAAGGGAATTCTTGCAAAATACTTAATTGGTCAGGCACCAGCCTATGCATCATACATTGCTGTTGGCTGTGGGGCTACTCCAGTAGATACTGATGCGACCCTTGGAGATTACTCATCCAAAACATCTCTTGATTTCGAGATGTTTCGAGTACCTATTACTTCACGAGGGTATGTAAATGAAGATGGCGTATCTAAGGTAGTCTTAACTGCAGAGTTACCGACAGAAGAAAGATATGAGATAACTGAAGTAGGAATATATTCTGCTGGATCAAATCCTGCTGCTGGCTCGTATGACAGTAAGTCTATCTATGCTTTTACTCAGGATGAAAACTGGGAACACCACACAGCAGATGCAGCAACAGATGTCCCAATTATCTATCAGCCACTCGATGGAGATAACAATGATAATATAATTGACCAGCCGTATTCCGTATTCCAAACAAATGCTGACAATAGAATTTTTACCAATACACAAAGAATTAACAGATATGAAAGATGTCGATTCTTTAACAACACAGTCATGATGGCAGGAGACTCTGCATCTTTAACTGTTGATGGAAATGGCAAACTTGTAGTTGGTGAGGGCTCTGAGCACATACACTTAACTGGAGCAATCCTAGACTTCAATAAGAACGCACCTACAGATGCTCTTAAATTATCATTTGCTTTGGCGAGCAAGGATGGCCAGTCAACAGCAGTTCCAGATTCAGTTAGAATATTACTACAGTTTGCCTCTACAGATATTCATGGTACTGGTGAGTTTGCACGATTTGAAGTTATTCTAGATGCCGAAGATTATGACTTTGCTACACAAAGATACTTTGTTGCTACAAAACAATTACAGCAGTTAGTTAAAAGCACTGGGTTTACATGGGCTAGTATTGATGTAGTACAGATCTATTCGACTGTAATAGACAATGGGGTTCCATCCTCAGACTTCTACGTATGCTTAGACGCAATCCGTTTTGAAAATACTGGAACAACAAATCCATTATACGGTTTGACTGGCTATTCAGTAATTAAAAATAATGATGCACGAACAATTGTAAAGGCAGCAAACACAACGAACTATATTGAATTTAGATTTGCAATGGATGTTCAATAATGGCAGATGCAGGAATTAAAAAGGTTATTGTTCAAAAAAAGAACTTGCCATCTATTTCTGGAACAAACAATAAGTATATAGTTAGATATAGAATTGTTTCAGAAGATAGAAACAGGACATCTCACTGGTCACCACAGTACAAGGTAGGTGGCGCAGCCATTTCAGCAATCAACCATTCTATTTCTGTAGACTCTAGTTCAAATGTTATTAGATTAGTTTGGGATCAAGTTCAAGACATATCAGCATATGATATTTATGTAAGGTGGGATTCTGGATCATGGGAATATATTGGTCAATCATCTACTAACACTTATAGTTGTTTAATTAAAGATTCAGCAACACAGGTAACATTTGCAGCACAAATACCAACATTTCCTAAAGGTAGATTTACGGCTTCTACGCTTTTTCAGACGGTTTTGACAGATCTCTAATGGTATAATAGAATAATGGCAAAGATACCGCTTCCAGAACGAGGACAACCACTTGATGTGTCCTACGTTTATCAACTAGCAAATGCAATCAATGAACTCTCCACACAGGTATCTCCAGCGACCTATAAGTATGTTAC